CACATTCTAGTATAGATCCTTAAAACTTCCGCAACTTTCTTCTAGTTTTACGAGCCCTGGAACCGCCGTTCTTTTTAGGCGTTAAGTGTTGCGTTACCTTATATAATACATTAATAAGCTCATTCGGTTTGCTTACTCGCTTTCCTTCTTTTTTAGCACTCAGAATCCATCGACACTGAGCAATCTCTTTTTGATCAAATTCACTTTTTAGAATTTCATCAGGAAGTAAATCAACAACACTCTCGATTTCAGCCCATTTCTCCACTGTGGTCATCTCATCATTTTCTAGCATATTTTCTACACGGCTCTTAATTGTATCCAATGCCTCCTTCGATAGATTCGTAGAGTGGTTTACATGAGCATGTGTATTAATTTTTAACATCTCTACTAGAACTTTCGAACATTAATCTGCGGCCCCTTCAGCTTTCTCGCATCACTCGGATTATAATTATCATCGTCTTCATCCTTCTTCTTGTAATGGGCCGCCGAGTGAGCCCAGAACTCTGGGGCTCCAATACGGAAATCTCCGTGCATCTCAGCCTTATACCAGAAAATACAATCCTCAATCTTATTTGACTGGCTTGTATTATCAATCACGAGACATTCGTAGTTCTGTGTGCACTGATCCATGACCTGGCAGAAGAACTCAAAGCTCGGAAACGCCGATCCATAGTTGTTAAAGATACGCTGTCTGTTTGTCAGATAAGGTTCACGTAGAATAAACACAAAGTCCACGTTGGTTCTCAGAGCCGGCTGAATACCCAGCGGATACTGCATAGTAATCAAAAAGAACACCTTTAACCAACGACCGTTCATGAAAAGATAACGAATGTTCTTGTCGTGTGTCCATGAGTCGTCATACATACAGTCGTCGAGAATCATAAATGAACGCGGATCAATCTGCGACTTCTTTCCATCGGCAATCTCACCTTGAATACGCGACATCATCATCTTCTGACGCTTGCAGAAATTGGCCAAAATGAGAGGACTGAACTCGCCGTGAATAAACAGCGGAGGAATCATTTTGCTATAGAAACTATTTGACTCTTCTGTGCCTGAAATAACTGTTCCAAGAGGCATATCCTGGTGATGATAGAGCAGATCACGAACAAGAGTGGACTTACCCGTGCGTCGTCTGCCAATGAAAATCGCCACGGCATCCTGGGGGATACGTTTCATGTCAAACTTCTTCAGACTTACATTGAGAGCTGGTGTTACTGACATTCTAAGGGATTGAGAAAAGAATTTCGTGCGTCAATGAACGCAGCAGATACTTCTTAGGAACAGCAAGAATGCCACCTGCTCCAGAACTCAAAGGCTCCGTTTTACAGAAACCGACTTATGTTTCTGTTCCGCTTTCAAAAAGTCTCGAAGATCTTTCAGGATTTAAAAATCCAAATACCTTCTATCCCGGTTTGAGTATTCTTACAGGCCTCAAACTCAGCCCTAAAACTTCTGTTTGGCTTGACCACCGGAAACGTGTGGTTTCATCAGGTGCTGCTCTCTCCAATTCAAGTTCTGGTCGTATTCACCTTACAATTGAGACCAATGGATCGAGTGAAGGGCTCGATGTTCAAGATGTTTCTGGATTTCGCAAAATAACGCACCTCCTCGATCCCGTTCAATGGATTCAGGGCAAGTATAACCCTGAATCGATCAAGGCGAAGCTTTCTGATCCCATGAACCAGGCCTACGTGGAGGCCCTCGCCGCCTATTCACTTGGAAAGCTCAAGGAAGAAAACATCTCACCACACTTTCATGCATTCTATGGAGCTTTCTCAACAGAGGCCGATACCTACGCCTACAACATCTCAGAAAGCTATATGTCTTATCGCCATTGCAGATGGTTCTGGACAGGCCAGGAGAAGGGTGTTTTCAAACTCAGCTTTGATGATTCTTTGCCTGAGGATGTAAAGAATGCACTTCTCGATGTCCCTGATGATTTAGAGGAAGACAATTCTGATTCAGAAGAGTGTCTCGATGATTTGCCTGATACAGGATCTTATACGAAGGGGGCAATCGGATCCATTGAGTCACTCTCAGATGATGATCTTAAAACGGTCTCTGATGCTGAAGAGGAGGATGAAGAGGATGAAGAGGATGAAGAGGATGATTCAAACTCCGACGTCGAGATTTTCGCAGAAGTCAAAAAGTTTCCTGTCATGATGATTTTCACAGAGTCAAGCGAGGACACAATGGATGCCCTTCTAGATAATTATGAAGAGCTCGGATGTGAGCCTGGTTCCGACGAATGGGATGCAATCTGGACTGCATGGATCTTTCAGGTCATTGCGGCCCTGACAGTCGCCCAGCGTATCTTTGGCTTCACACACAATGATCTTCACACGAACAACATTGTCTGGGAGAGAACGGATAAGGAGTATTTATATTACAAGTCGCTTGATGGAACAGTCTTTATGGTCCCTACCTTCGGAAAGATCTTCAAAATTATTGATTTTGGTCGCTCAATCTTTAAGATTAATGAGACAACCTTCTACAGTGATGATTTCAGAGAAGGAAATGATGCGGGTGATCAGTATTATTTTGATGATCTGAAAAAAGAGGACGAAGAAGAAATTTATCCGAATCCTTCCTTTGATCTGTGCCGCTTCACGGTAAGTCTTTTTGAATCACTGTTTCCTGAACCGCCACCCAAGAGAAAAAATGGGGCGATCCTCAGCAAGGAGGAAGGCCTCATTGTAAAGGAGACAGAATCAGATCTTTATAATTTACTGTGGTCATGGCTTCTCTGCGATGACGGCCACAATGTTCTTATTGACGCGAACGGAGATGAGAGATATCCTGATTTTGATTTATATAAGGTCATTGCAGCCCAGGTGCATGGGGCCATTCCGTCTCAACAAATTAGAAAACCGATTTTTGAGTCTTTTACGTTTAAGGGTTCAGTTGAGAAGGATCAGAAGGTCTACGCCTTATTCGTGTAAAGGACACGCTTCCACGTAATCTGAAACTTCTTTAGTGTATCCATCGCGGCCTTCTTAATACCCTCATCACTAATCATGGGCGTGAGAGGCATATTACTAATTGTAACAGTGATACTAACCGAATGATTCCACCCAAGAGTAACATACCTCTTTGTAAGAGATGCGTTTGTCTTCTGATCGTTTGTGTTATAACTCCAGGAACTATAATCATGGAGTCCAAGCAGTGAATCACGATACTTCACCGAGTCCTCGGAATTGCTTGTTAGATCAACCCATACATCATTCTCTTCGTAGGTTGAATAAGTCGTATTCTTTACTGTAATCTCTAGCGTTGTGGTGTCTAGTTCGGCAGTGCCCTGCCAACCCTGATAGTGAGTGGTATCAAGTTCCTTCTTGGCATGAAGAGGAACAAACCACTCCTTAATATTCTTCATGATCTTCTCCTCTAGCTGGATCGATGCATCCATAATATCAATATCCATTGTTGAATTTAGCTCATTTCGCAGATGATCAATCTTATTATCAATCGCAGTTGTCATTTCATTACGATACTTATTAATGTCAGACTCAACATCCTCCTTTGTTATCCACTCACACTCATCCTCAAGATCTGGCATATCTGAAGGCATCTCATTGTCAGCAATCTCGCCAGACTCAACCTCACCTTCATGAGGTGAGACATCCTCCTGCTCTTCCTCTTCCTCGTCCTCCTGCACCACCTGCTCCTCCTCTTGGGCCTCCTCCTGCACCTCGTCCTCCTGCACCTCGTCCTCCTGCACCTGCTCCTCAATCGGCTTTACAAGAGGCACAAGATACTTATATATGAACACATAGCTAGCGACAACAGAAGCACAAGCAATAAGAACCGCAATCTGATCCATTTCTATGCCAACTTTGTTAGCGATAAAATGATTCAATTTTGCCACCTAAAACCTCGCAGGGCCAACCTGCAGATCAGGCTCAACAGACCCACCTGTCATAGTCGCCATGCCAGGCATCGCCTCTGAAAGACCCTTCAGTGAAGGCAGAGAATCCATGAGACTTGTCATAGAATCAGGAACAATCTGAAGAATGCAACCAACAAGAATAACTCCAATGATAAAATCACGGATTACTGTCTTCGGCCCAGGAATCTCCTTCTCCTTCATATATTCGCTGATTCCACCAAGAGTTGCAATTACAAGACCCCCGAGGGCCATTCCATATAAAGTAGACGAGTTCATCCGGGTACTTCTCTGGCGGCTGACTGGAAAAAAGTTAAAGCGTTTCAAACTCATCTATCGGCAATGCCTCCATCTCCTCCAAATTCTCATAGTCATCGACCGGTTCAGGAGGATCATTGCTGATTTCAAGAGTTGATACACCCGTATCTTCATCCTCATCTTCCATCTTTAGAACAGGCTCATGAATGCTATTCTGATTCGGATTGCCCGAGTCAAAGAAAGTATCCATAGACGTGAAACTTACCTTTGCAGGCTCCGTGTCGACCACAATGGTGGGTGTTGAAACTTCCTGCTTCGGTTCTTCCTTGGTAACAACAGGTTCAGGTTCAGGTTGAGGGGCAGCAGGAGGTATAGAAGAACCCGACAAATCCTGAATAAATGACTCAGGAATCACAGGCTGGATAGATTCCTCTTCTTTTTCCTCAGCCGCAGCCTCTGTTCTAGTGGCCGTCGTCAAACCAGCAGAATCCTCATCGCCATCATCCGCCAAATACTCCTTCAGAATACTCTTGACAGGCAACATTCCGCGAATGCTTTGAAGAACACCCTCGTGAAGAAGCTGCTCCACCTGTCTCAGATTCTTCTGTTTATCAATTGACGTGCCAGTCTCCGAGAAGAGATAGGCATTTGACCACAAAAGACGTGCACACTCCGACATTGTTCTGTGGAGAAAGTGATCAAGCTTCGGTATAGTGATCTGGAGCTTCTTCTGCTTGCTGGTAAGGCGAATGGCAGAGAGAACCTTCGTGTGGGCAATAAAGACTGCTGTCAGGATCTCCTCTAAGTAATCACACTTTGTGGCTGCAATGACCTTCTCAGTCTGCTTCGCGACCTTGTCAATATTCCACTCAGGAAACTGCTTGAGAGAATCCTGGAAAACCCATAGAACACGCTGAGGATTCTTCTCGGCCTCTTTTGTTTCAGCCAGGAGATCCAGAAAATACGTCTCCAGTGCCGGAACTAAAAAGATACAAAGCTGTCTCGTATATTCAGCCTTGGCTTCTCCATATACGCCAATGCTATCGGAATCCATGTCTAAAGATTCATTCGTCTTTGGACTTGGAAAATAACCGCAGCAGTAGAAGAATGGAATGTGGCCTATTGGGTCTAGCCGTCTCTCTTTTTAAAAAAATAGACTGTAAACGATGTGGAAAGAATACAGAGTTCACATTCAAAGGCTCTCTTGGATTATGTTCATATGAAATCAACGCTCAGTGTAGGATGAACTCTGAAACGGGTGGTATTTTAGGAATCTTTGGATTTTTAGTATCAATGGGAGGAGTTATATATGCAGCAATAAATCACAAAAAAGTTCGTTGCAGATGTTGTGG